TTTTGATCTTCTGCTGGTAAGTTTTCTAAAGCCCAACTAACCATTTGATTGTAAGCTTCATCACCACCTATTGAATCCTTTATACCTTGTATTTGTGAGGTTGCTATCTCTTCAGCAGTGCCTTCACTTGTACCTCTTAAGCCATCAAGGTATGTATCTATAACTTGTTTAGAGAACCCTGCTTCTCCTAGTTTAGTGTAATCATCTTCATTGATTTCGCCTGTTTCTTGAAATCTATTAGAGATCTCCTGTGGATCAATACCAACTTCTTCTAATACTGAAGCAAGACCATCACCATAAAACTCTTCTGCATTAAATTCAGTCTCGTTTGTTTTTGTTTCTTCTTCTGTTTGAGG